CAATAAAGTAAAAATTTTAAGGTGTTCTAGTTACATTCTAATCTAGAATAATATTTTTGAAAAAGTTTCTAGAACAATAAAGTAAAAATTTTAAACTATTCCAGTTACATTCTAATCTAGAACAATATTTTTGAAAAAGTTTCCAGAGCAATAAAGTAAAAATTTTAAGGTGTTCTAGTTACATTCTAATCTAGAATAATATTTTTGAAAAAGTTTCTGGAACAATAAAGTAAAAATTTTAAACTATTCCAGTTACATTCTCATCTAGAATAATATTTTTGAAAAAGTTTCTAGAACAATAAAGTAAAAATTTTAAGGTGTTCTAGTTACATTCTAATCTAGAATAATATTTTTGAAAAAGTTTCTAGAACAATAAAGTAAAAATTTTAAACTATTCCAGTTACATTCTAATCTAGAATAATATTTTTGAAAAAGTTTCCAGAGCAGTAAAGTAAAAATTTTAAACTATTCCAGTTACATTCTAATCTGGAATAATGTGTTAGTTTTAGTTGAGAATTTGAATTTGATTAATTTTTTTGGGGTTTTGTTCTGTGTCAACTTTAATAAATTTTTGAATTTTAGTGTGTTGATTTGGTGTAAGATTCATTTTTCCATTTTGAGTGACCTTTTGCAATTGATTAATAAATTGATGATTGTATTGTTGTAGTGGAACTGTATTGGGAGTATTTACATTAACTATTTCATTTTTTTCTAGGACACCAGATTGTAATAAATTATTTTGCATTTGAACCAGATTATTTACTATTGTATTTTGGTCACGTATCATAGCATCTAATTGATCTCTTGTAATTTCAGATTTATATTTCAATTTACCTATATCAACAACCTTATTATATAATGTCTGATATGCTTTATAAATATTTATTAATTCATTATGTTTTTCTAGATATGTTTTATCAACATCTTTGCCATCTGATAATTTAGAAATATCATTTGATGTTATAGGCAATGGTACATTTGAAGGTGGTAATATATTAGACATTGTGGTGTGACTATATTTCATATCATTTTGACATTTTTGCAAAAGATCACGAATTTCTTTCATTTTGTTCCAATAAATATCTTTTTGTTCCTGATTTTCACCCAAAAAAGCTTTTTGATACAAATTTCGATAACCATTAAAAACCTTTACTAATTCATAATGTTTAGCTATATATGCTTTTTTTAATTTATCATATCTACTTCTCAATAAATCTTTATTTTTATCTTCATCATGCGTTAATGTCTCATAAAGAACAGTTTCATTTGAAGATTTAATTTGTTGTTCAAATTCTGTCCCAGGTTCTTCTTTTGGTTTTTCAGATTGTTTGGGATTAATATTCGGATTTTGATTAATTCTAGGTTCTTCTTTTGGTTTCTCAGATTGTTTGGGATTAATATTCGGATTTTGATTAATTCTAGGTTCTTCTTTTGGTTTCTCAGATTGTTTGGGATTAATATTCGGATTTTGATTAATTCTAGGTTCTTCTTTTGGTTTCTCAGATTGTTTGGGATTAATATTAGGATTTTGATTAACTCTAGGTTCTTCTTTTGGTTTTTCAGATTGTTTGGGATTAATATTAGGATTTTGATTAACTCTAGGTTCTTCTTTTGGTTTTTCAGATTGTTTGGGATTAATATTGGGATTTTGATTAACTCTAGGTTCTTCTTTTGGTTTTTCAGATTGTTTGGGATTAATATTGGGATTTTGATTAACTCTAGGTTCTTCGTTGGGTTTTTGTTCTTCTTTTGGTTTCTCAGATTGTTTGGGATTAATATTAGGATTTTGATTAGCTCTGGGTTCTTCGTTGGGTTTTTCTGATTGTTTCGGATTAATATTAGCGTTGTTTTTGGGGTCTTCTTTGGGTTTTTCTGGTTGGATTTCATTTTGCGGGGGTTCTACTTTTTGTTCTTCTTTAGTTTCTCTAGGTATTACTTGAGGTTTGATAACTTTGATAGGTTTCTGAGATTCAACATCATTTTCTGTTTCGGATAATTCTTCTTCTTCAGCCATTCTATATTTTTTTATTACTTTTTCAGACAATTCATCAATATTTTCGGAATCACTGATTTTTGAACTGTGACGTTTGCTTTTCTTTTTACTTCTATTATTGTCCCCATCAGCATCAAGTCTATATTTTTGTAACTCATGTTGATCTCTTGATTTATCGAAATAACGCCCTCTCGCTTGATCACGTTCTGAAATATAACTTCCAAATCTTTTACCTCTACCGTCACCTCTATCACCTCTATCATGTTTATTATCACCTTTATTATCATTTTTTTTATCATTATCTTTGTCTTTGAATGGTTTATTGTCTCTTTGCTCGCGTTTCTGTGTATCTTTCTTGGATGCTTTTTTGGATTCCTTTGGGATTACAGATGGTGGAATGAGTTGAATAGGAATTTCGGATGGTGTTCTGGCTTTAATAAATGTATCTGGAATTGTGATATTTAATAGATTAGGTTGAGCTTTTGTTTCAGGTTTTTCATCAGTTTCATTTTTTTTAACACTTTTTGTTGAAATTTTATCTATAAATCCATGTAATGGACCAAACATTATCAATAATCTTTATCTTATAATACAAAAAGATTTTATTAATCTTCATCTACATTCACATCAATAAAATTCACTTTGTATCCATTTTCTGCTATAGTAGAATAAAGAAAATCCATTAAATCTTTAGGTAATTCTTTATTTGGTTTTGTTATTTTTTCCTTCACTAAAAAGTCTTTCATCTTCTTTTGTGTTAATTTAATGGGTTTTTCATATGTTTGATTATTGTGTTGGTGTTTTGTGTTGTTTGAGTGAGATTTGAATTTATTATGATTAATTTGCGTTTTCCTAGAAGATTCTTTTAATTCTTCTTCAGGTAAATCATCTTCACAAACGCCATCAGCAATAGGATCAAAGTCTTCCTCTTCATCATCTGTATAATCACTTGATGATTCACTTGATTCTGCTCCAGAATCAGAGTAATCATGGTCTTGCACATCATCTTCAATATATTTTTCAGTATATTTTTCGGTATTTTCATAAATATTCACATCATCTTTGATATTCATGTCATCTTCAATGTCTTGTTCACGTGTAGTGATAGGTATATTAATAGTTTGATTATGAACTTCATTTATTTGAACTTTTTTTGGTTCAACAAAAGTTTCCATATCTTCAATAACCATCACAGCATTTAAATTATCATTTGATTTATTTTGTGAAATAACATATGGAGTCTCATCATCATCAATATATATATCTTTAAATTCCGTATTTTTTGGTTCTGTTTTCTTTATAAAATTATTATTAACGTTTTTATTAACATTCTTACTAGAACTAGCATTATTAAAAGATTTGAGAGGGACAACATTATTGCTTGTTGTGTTGTTTGGTTTAGAAGAATTTAGCCTGTTTAAATAATTTTGATATTCTTGATTTTTCCTTTGCCATCTTCTGTAATATTCTTGATATTCTCGATCCATAGCTTTGTGATCAATCTTAAATGTCGTAACTACAGGCTCATGTTTTTTTTCTATTTTTTTTTCTTCTTTTTTAATATTTTGGTAATGGTTTGGTAAAAGCTCTTTCAATCTATTTTTATCACTAATTATTGATAATTTTAATTGTAATAATCTAGGATCATTAGGACTAAGTCTTTCTTGATATAATTGATAAGTTTCAGTCTTGTTTTCTATAATATTAATTAACTCCGCCAATTCTTCCTGATATGTTTTACGCTTTTCAATCACAGTTTGCTTCGGTTTATAATATTTACTAACTGAATTATTATTATTAACTAGAGATTGTACAGGAATAGGATTGTAAACTGGAATAGAAACATCTTCTATATTTTTATATTGTGCTGAAGGCCTTGCAACAAAAGCACCCGGCGCACTAATACTATTGCCATCAATAACATTTGTCTGAACATTAACCCCATTCAACCTATTAAAAGCATTAGATATATTAGGACTATTAGGTCTATTAAAAGCATTAGATATATTAGGACTATTAGGACTATTAGGTCTATTAAAAGCATTAGATATATCAGGACTATTAGGTCTATTAAAAGCATTAGATATATCAGGACTATTAGGTCTATTAAAAGAATTGGGTCTATTAAAAGAATTGGGTCTATTAAAAGAATTGGGTGTATTTATAGTATTAGGTGTATTGGGGTTATTAGGTGTATTTGTGTTGGTTAAATTAAGAGTTACTGGGTCTTTTTCGGCGGAATAATCTTTGAGGGATGGTATGAATATTTCTTTTGTGTTTTCTTCACGATTATTGTTATTGTTGGTGTGATTTTTTGGAAATATTTCTGGAGTTGTAGTGGGAGTATTTGGGTTTCTTCTATATACTAGATGGTCAAGATTGGGTTTATTTTTGTAACTTAGACAATTTTCGACGATTTGTGTTTCGTTGTTGGATCTTGATTTTTTGTGTGTTTTTCCTAATTCTATTTCTTGACTTTTTGTGTTAAGAAAATTAGTTATTTTTGCAGGTATTTTAGTGACTTGTGTTGCACGCACTTTTTCTTTCAGCAATTGTAAACTTTCTAAATCTGTAGAGGAAATAGGACCAAAAGAAATAGAATATTTTGCTAAAATTTCTTTAAATTCATTAATCTGAAAATCATTTAGGTATCGGCTGAATTTATCTAGATCTATTTTTTCGGATAAAGTAGTTTCTGATGTTCTTTTTTTTTTATGAGTTTTCATTTTGATTGAATCTATTTACCAATCAAAAGAGATTTTATAGAAAAAACTTAACCACGTTAAATATTTTAAATATAAATGTCTAAAGAGGAAGAATTATCTAATTTAATTAATCAATTACGTAATAAGAGTAAAGAACTAGAGGAAATTGCGTATCAATATGAAAGTAGGAATCAAATTATGACAGATAATTTATCTAGGATTAAGGAAACATTAGATGATAAAGATAATAATCTGAAGGTTGAAAGACAATTAAAAAACCAGATAATAGACAGATTGGAAAAAAATATTAATGAGGAATTAGTGTCTACTTTACCAGATCAATTAATGAATTTGTGTGAGGATGTAGAATTAATAGATTTGAAGTGTGCTGAAGTACTAGGTGAAAAAATAAAAGCTGTGAAGTATCGAGAAAAGGAGCAAATTGAAAACGAAAGAAAAGTAGATAAACCATCAAATTTAGAAGAATTTGGAAAAGCATTAGGTACTAAAATAAGTAGTGCTTTTAATGAAAAGAAAAAAACAAAACCATTATCAGCAGAAGATGTTGTTAAAACGGTTTTGAATGCCGTCAATGATGATAATAATGAACATGATAATGACAATGGGGATAACGAATTTTTAAATTTAAGTGACAAAGATGTATATATTAATGGAGAAAAACCAGATAAATTTTTTGATAAAATTAATAAAACTAAAGTTGATGCACTAAAGAAATTTCTATCACTTGATACCAATTATCTAGAAAAATTAGAAAAATTACCATTAGAAACTCAACTAAAACAACTAACACAATTGCATCAAAAACTCAAACTAAAATATATTATGTATCTACAACATTTAAGACCTGGAATACGTCTCGGAAAAGAAACACATTATCTAAAGGAAAGAGATATCAGCAAATATTTTCAAGAAATTCATGATTACAATAACACAACTGGTAATAAAAATAATGTTAATAATAATTTTAATAATCTTAATAATAATCTTAATAATAATCTCAATAATATTAATAGTAAAGTACCAACATTTGAGGATTATATTAAAAATTTTCAAACAGATAAAAAAGATCTAGAATTGTCGGAAGAAAGTAATCAAGATATGTTGGACAGATTATTTGGTGATTTGGATGATATGAATACAGATTTATATGTACAAATAATAAGATCAATGCTTTTATCTTCTATGTTGAGATCACCAGAAATAGAAGAAAATTTTTATAAAAAAAGAATTCATGATTTAGAATCATTAGTTAAATACATTCAAAAATATGAACAACCTGTTCCTAATCAAAGAATACACTTAGAACCTGCTGTAATTAAACCGGAAATCTCTATGACAAAAGTCCTAGAGGCTGATGTTCCAGATTTTGTATTATTTAGGGATTTGAATGATGATAATATACTACAAGACATGATAAAATATTATTTTCATTCTGACAATAAGGAGAGAATTAATTCGTTTTTGGCTGAAATGCAAGAGATTGAAAGGTTAGCTCCTTTAGAACCCGAAATTGATCACCAATTTAAGATTCTGGATGACTCCTATTTCCAAACTCATAAACTTAATTCCACTTGACCCCAATAAGACCTCCAAAACCATCTAATTGTTTATGGATAGGATCATAAGTAGGAATTATAATTTTAGTGACATCTATGTTTTCCACTAGATGACTATTTTCTTGATTAACAAATAATTTTTTAATTAGACTGTCTTGAAGTTCTGTATGCAACTCCATACCATAACTCAATAAATCTGGATTTGTCCTAAGAAGATACTCGACTTCATCCCACTCCTGTCCATTTTGTTCAACTAAATCTTTGTTAATTAATTCTAGACATTGATCTAGATTAATTTCTAGACCAGTTAAAATTCCCAATAGAGATTCAGCAAATTTAGGGTTTATATAAGATTTAATCTGAGTTTTTTTTTCAGCGTTTCCGATAATAATGAGACCCTTGATAGTTGATTGATATTCAGAATCCAGAAAGACTTTTTCTAGTTTTTCATTAATAGATTTCATATACATATCAACTGATTCTTGTCTCAAACGTTCTAGTCGATTTTGACTATAACCTCCGCGACAATGATGATTTGGCAAAGACTTACTAACATTAACTAAACGGTTCAAAGTAGTTCCCTCCAAAGTCCATATCTGATACTCCTGTCCAAGTAGCAATAAAATACCATATTTTTCGTAAGATACATATAAATCTTCAATATATTCGACATGAAATCTTTTGTCACATAAATATTTATAATTGCGAATGGGTTTAGGAGGTTCCAATTCAAACTTTCCCTTTTTTTCATTACCAGTTTCGTCAATGTACCATCCATAAAAGAATGCTACACCATTTTCAGGTATCTTTTTATATTTTGACAAACTATCATACAAAGATCTTAATGCATCTATGATTGATTGTCTGTTAAACCCGCGACTGTACGTTGGCGGCAGTGCTCAGTTCAGAACGAATCTTAGCAATTGCCTGCGATAATTGAGCATTTGGTGGAAGAACAAATGATACTAAACTTGTACCTAGTCCTGTGTAGGACCCTAGAGCTGCGATGCTTGTCATTTTTTTGTTAATTATACTAATGAAAGAAAATATTAATTCAATTTTTTCTTTTTAAAATTGAATTGGTATTGACCAAATTTTAATATTATTATTAAATTAAATTATTAAATTATTAAATTGAATGACTGTATTAAAGGAAAAATTTTATGCTGTAAAAGTAGGAAGACTTAAAGGCATTTACACAACATGGAATTCATGTAAAGAACAAGTCGATGGATATGTCGGTTCCAAATACAAATCATTCAAAAATAGGTTAGACGCCGAAAATTATTTAAATAATGTCCAAAGTATTAATAATCTTTCAAGTAGTATTAATGATCTTAAAAATAATGAATTAAATTTTGATGATAGTAATATTGTTAGTGTTGAACCAATTAAGGCTATTAAGCCTATTAAATCAACAAAAAAATATAATCACAATCCTGATAATGATACATTTCTAGTAGATTATACTTATATATTTTGTGATGGATCTGCTAAACAACATAGTGATTCTGAAAATTCTTCTGGATTTGGTGTTTGCCTTTTAAATAAAGAACCTAAAACATCTATCATCTACGGAACAAAAATAGGTAACGATAGTAATATTAAAGGGGAATTAAAGGCTATCATTTATAGTTTAGAATTAATTGGAACATTACCTCAAAAAAACTTTATTATAGTTACTGATTCTGAATATTCCCTCAATAGTATTTTAGTATGGAATATTTCAAAAACATCATCTGGAAAAGAAAGAATGCATCTTGATCTTATAGGAAAATGTAAAATGCTCATTAAAGAATTAGGATTTAAAGGAAAAAAAATATTATTTAAGCATATAATGAGTCATAAAAAGCAACCAGATGATACTAGTTCATACCAATATTTCTTATGGTTTGGTAATAAGTTAGCAGATGATGTTGCTGGTATTGGAAAATCAGTTTTATCTAAAAATACTAGTAAACTAACATATCCTTCAATATGGAATAAAACTAGTCAGAGTATAAATTAATCGGTTTACATTTACGATTGTCAGGAATATATTGCATTCCTTTCGATTCAAATACAATTTCCTTTGAATTTGAAGTTGTGTTAATTAACTTTAAAATGTCATAGTAAATGTTCATTAGTTCACAGAGATTTGGAGTGCCAGAACCATTTTTCTTTAGATGTTTAGTTGAAAGCACGCAAAATTCTAGATCAATTGTTTCTGACCCTTTTACCATACCATTTTCATCTTTCAAAATAATTTCTCTAGTTTCAATATTAACTTCGCGATTTGAACTATATGCCCAATCTAGTCGCATATTACTAGAAAGTTCTGAAGTAAAAATAATACAAATTTGGTGATGTCCATTGACTTCCTTTGTGATCAAATTTGAATATGTAATAATTGAATGTTTATTATAATATTTTTCAATAATACCATTATAAAGCGAGTTTAATTCTTGTAGTGTTGTTATTTTTTCAGCAGATCCTTTGCTTGTTGTAGAAATAACTTGTGGATATGATTCATATGAATCACTCCAGTTATCATATGTTGTTCCTGAATCATTGATTAAATTACGAATGGATTTTAAAAAATCCTTGAAGTCTTCACCCATTATTAGCGAAATACTATGTGTGAAAGGCATTTATATACTTATTAATCTTATCAAGACTTAATATTTTCAATTTTATAATTGATAAAAATAGCTCAAAAATCTCAAAAACATTAATGATATTATTTATAAAAACCAATTGTCTATTACAACAGCAGATCCTCTAATAGTTTCAATATTACTCAAATAACCACTATTTCTCATAAATTTAGTAGCTAAAACATTAACGTCCTTTTCTTGTACCGATTCTTGATCTATAAATGCTATTACGGCATTATAACATGTCCATTTCTTAGCCATAGTTGCACCCTGACCTACTAATTTTTTTAACACTATTTTAGAATTATTCGGCAAATCAACCTTTTCAGATTCCCCTTTGGACTCTTCTTTAGATTCTGTTTTAGATTCTGTTTTAGATTCTGTTTTAGATTCTGTTTTAGGTTCTTCTTTAGGTTCTTCTTTAGGTTCTTCTTTGGATTCTTCTTTAGGTTCTGTTTTAGCTTCTTCTTTGGGTTTTTGATCTTGGGCTTCATCATTGTCATCTGTTGTGTTTGTCATAGTCATTTCGACATTGTGATATAATTTAATTTTTTCTTTCTGGTCATCTTTTTCCCTATTTGTTTTGGAAATTTCCAATAATTGATTATCATTTAGAGTACCTTCTAGATAAGGTCTTAAAATCTCAAGGGAGAAAAATTCCTTAGTACCTTTAAATTTTAATTTGCGATAGTTTGTAGTTGATTGGTTAAATGCGACATATTCTAGGTTAAATATTTGATAATCATCAAAATTACTAGTTTCATCGAACTTTTCTTGAAAAATAGCGTCTTTTTTATTTAAGATGTCTCTGTATTTGGGCATTTTATCGTGAGTACTGATTTCATCTTTTAATAAATCTTGATCTGATAACAAGTCATCATTATTTTCCTTTTTCAAAACTTCTGTTGATTCCAAATAATCTATAATAGCATTTTCTAAATCTCCTTTATTTTTATTAAAATATTCATTAGCTTGAGCTTCAGTACATGAAGTTTGTTGTATCATTATTTTAAGATCATCTGGTGTAATTCGGTAATTATCTGTGACGTCTTCAGCTTTTGCAAACATTTTTTTAGCAAGTTCTTTTTTAGAAGTCATATGTTTAAATTTTAAGAGCGAGAGTATTAATTAGATAATATTTAATTTTAGACAAAAATAAACTTAAACTTTTCAATACAAATAATAATTAAATGTCTAAACAATTAGCTGAAATTTTTAAAAATCTTGAACATGAATTAGTTCTACATTTAAAAAATTCTTTACAAAAATATCAAGAAAATTCAATCAATAAAATAATTGAACTAGAAAATAAAATTGGAGATCAAAATAAAATTATTGATCAAATGAAAGAAAAAATAGATAAAACTACATCCGATGAACAAAATTATCAAAATTTTTCTTTAATAAGCAATTTCAGTAAACAAATAACAGAAAAGGAATTAGAAATTAAGAAATATCAAGCTCAATTAAGGATTGCATCCAAGACAATTAAAGATCTCCAAGGTAAAGTTGAAAATGTGTTTGAGCAACCTGACGAATTAGATTCAGATACTTCAAGATCCACCCCTAGTGTTTCATCTGTCAATGCTGATAATACTGAAACTATTAAAAATAAATTAGAAAATGTCAAAGATAAACTGGAAACAGTCAAAAATAAAATAGAAAAAATAACAGCCAAAAAACCAGAACCTGAAAAACAAAAAGATGAATCTCAAGATGAATCACAAGATGAATCACAAGATGAATCACAAGATGAATCACAAGATGAATCACAAGATGAATCACAAGAGGAATCACAAGAGGAACCAAAAGAGGAACCAAAAGAGGAACCAAAAGAGGAACCAAAAGAGGAACCAAAAGAGGAACCAAAAGAGGAACCAAAAGAGGAACCACAAGAGGAACCACAAGAGGAACCAAAAGAAGAATCTGAAGAAGAGATTGAGGTTAATTTTACGGAAATTAAAATAAAAGGTGTAAATTATTTTATTTCTGATGAAACTCCTCCATTAATTTATGAATATTTGAAAGGTGAACCAGGTGATATCGCTATTGGTGAAAAACAAGGTCGCAAATATGTTTTTTATGATAAAAAAAAATAAAAATGTCAAAATAAAATGCCTTTAATGTAATTCCCATATTTCTTTAAATTTTTTAGTTAAATTTGTAGGTAATTCTAGTTCTGGAAAATTAGGATTATATGTATATACAAAATTATTATTGTGTTTCATAATATCCATAACAGTAAAACATTTTTCCTGAATATTTTCTTGAATATTATTTTGATAAGAATTATAAATTTGTATTAGAAATAATTTACATAAATAGATATGATAAATTAAATTATTTTCAGTAAGATTGGTGAATAAATACAAAATTAAACTATAAATATATTTGTCATTACCATGTGCTAATTGATGTACTTGATAAATAATATTTGTTAAAAAATTTATGATCATATCAATGGATTTGTGTAAATACTTTTTTTCTAGATTTTCATGTGTATCACCAAAATCTCTATTTTCTCTTTTTTTATTTTCATTTGGACTTATTAAAAAAATAAAAACATGTTGAATTATCATTTTAATTAAATATGAACTTTCACGAATTTTCTCCAGTTGAGCATTATTATCTAGATTAATAGCTGAAATTGGACCGATACTTTTACGATAAGTAAAAATCAATGCATCATTTATAGTTGGTAAATAACATGTATCAGTGTGCATTTCAGGATTTCTAGACATAACAATAAATTGAATATATAAAAGAATTGCACGGTCAACTAGAAAAACAGTTGGTTGTAAGTTAAATGTATATGATATTAGAACCCAGAATATATGATGAATCATATTAGAACCTGTAATAATAGCTTCAACAATATTAATATTTTCGAATTCTTTTAATTTGTGGTAAGTTTCGGCTATAATTTTAGAAATGTAATAACAATAAAATTTCAATGAATTTGTATGGTCAAATTTGTGGAATGGTAATTTTTCCTGTTCTATCAAAACTATTAAATCTTCATTTTGTTTATCAATCTTCATCTAAAAAGAAGGAAGAAAATTATAATGAGAATCAAACAGTGCCAATAAGTAAAATTAGAAATAAACTTTTCTCCGGAATCATCCTGAGGTGATAATGTTTTAGTATAAATTTGCATTAATTTAGGATCCAATATATTTTCAAATCCCTCTTTCATTTCAACTTTTTCTTTAAATTTCTGATTAAATGCCGCTTCTTCAGTATTATTATTATTGTTATCTAAACATTTTTGCTCCAGATTCAACACATTACTATCTGTTACATATCTTTTATCATTTGGTATTAATTTATCATTTTTTTGATCATAACAATATTCTCTAAAAGGAGCTCTATACACACATCCAGAATTAATAGGTGTCCCCTCTAATACTTTATGATTACCACTGCGACCAATTCTAGTATAATCTTGTGATAATTCTACTTTAACAACATTATCAGAATCCAAATTATCCAAATTGAAGTCATTATTTTTAGGAGCTTGGGATGGACCAGGTGTTGGCGTAACACTGGCATATTCACCCCAATACCAATGGTTTTTTAAAGGATCCCATAAATGTGTTTGTTCTAAATCTTTATAATATTTATCCCTTTCTGAAGCCATTTTGTTCCTTAATTCTTCTTGTTCTTTTGATGATGAAATTAATTTTTCTAATTCTTTAGTTCTATTAGCACTTTCTTCTAGCTGTTTTAACACTTCTTTTCTGTGAAATTCATCCATAGTTATAGCTTCCCTTTCTTGTTTATCTTGATTTTCAAAATATTCATATTTATAAATAGCATCGGTGATCAACCTAGATGATTGATTTATTGTTGCCGGATTCATTTATCTTTACTTAATTTCAAAGAAAAAAAGTCAAATTACTTTACTTAATTACTTTACTTAATCATAATCTATAAATTAAATAATTCACTAATCTTACTCCGATTCTGTTTCTTCAGTTTCTTCAATTTCTTCAATTTCTTCAGTTTCTTCAGTTTCTTCAGTTTCTTCAGTTTCTTCAGTTTCTTCAGTTTCTTCAGTTTCTTCAGTTTCTTCAGTTTCTTCAGTTTCTTCAGTTTCTTCAATTTCTTCAGTTTCTTCAGTTTCTTCAGTTTCTTCAGTTTCTTCAGTTTCTTCAGTTTCTTCAGTTTCTGATGATTCGCCAGAGGAACTTAAATATTTTTCATCAGGATGCTTTTCCTGGTATAGATCGTCAAGATCTATTGAACAAACTGGACAAGTTTTATTTCTAGTTTCTAACCATGGTTCCAAACAGGATGAACAAAAATAATGATCACATATTGTTTTTCTAACATCGTTTGAAATTAATCCCTGGCAAATTGAACATATAGTATCTGATGGGATTTTATCTAATTGATCAGATGGCACTAATGGTGCGACTTTATTAATATCCTTACATGGGACAACAACATCATCTAATTCTCTTAAACTTTGATAAGAATCATCAATATTAAGTTCAGGAAGATGTTGGAGTAAATTAGTCATTATACTTCTAAAATAATCTACTGAATTTGCTAGATGCAAATCATTCATATTCACACCATTATTTTCATCAACATTTTCATCTACATTATTTTCTTCAGGATCAAAATTATCTAATTGATTTAATAAATTTTCATCGATATTAATAGTAAAACTAAATGGAAAATGAAGATTACTAGATCTGTTTTGACATTGTTCCAGATGAGAAACATAATCATTAAAGTCTATTAAAACATTACATATTTCGCAAGGAATATATTCTTTATCCATCTAATTATATATTGTTTAGATAAAATTTCTAAATCAATTTTCTTTTGCAAATAAATGTTTGAATGATTTAGAAAGAGTTCCATCTGGTAAAAACCAATTGAGAAACATAATTAATATTAAAATTATAATTAATATTGTTGCAAATACCCAAAACATTTTTCTTTTTATTTCAAAAGCTAAAAAAAAATATTTACTATTACATAAAAAGCTTAATTTATTTTTTTAATATATTTGAAATATATTATGGATATTGTTATAGAACATGATTTGATAAATATGTTGGCTTCTGTCACAATAGAAACTAGTGAAGTCGTAATAATCACAGATCTAAATGAAAAAATTTTATGGGTTAATGATGGATTTACATATTTAACTGGATACACTTACCAAGAAGCAATTGGAAAAAAACCAAACATGTTACAAGGACCCAATACAAACAAAGAAACTTGTGAAAAATTAAGAAATGCTATAAAAGATAAAAAACCTATTAATATTGATATAGTAAATTATTCTAAAAAAGGTAATCCTTATTGGGTTAAATTAAATATCAAACCTTATAAAAAAGATAATGAAGTTGTAGGTTTTGTAGCGGTTGAAACTGATATGACTGAATATTATTCCCCTCACAGTGGCGAAACTGTTGTCAGTTTACGTAATAATAATATGCATGCAGAAATAATATCACATGATTCTATTAATTTATTAAGTAATATTGTCTATAATACACAAGAAATTAAAGACATATTATCTTTAAAAGATAATAAAGTTGATAGTATATTAGATAATATTATAGATATTACTAAACAAGTAGTATCAATGTTGCAAGAATTAATGACATGTGAAGCAAGTGATATGAATATAGATGTATCTCAATTAATTAATCAATGTGTTAAATATTATAGCCATAGATGTGACCAAAAGAAAATACAAATTGTTACAAATTTATTCCAATCATTTATTACTTTTCCTAAAAATCATATGATAACTATCATTAATACTTTGGTTTCCAATGCCATTAAATTTACTGAAAATGGCACTATCACAATAACTTTATCTAATGATGGTTATGGGTTGACCGTTACTGATACAGGTATAGGTATTCCATCGGAACAAATAAACAAATTATTTTTATACAATACACATAGAGAAGGGACAATCGGAGAAACTGGAAAAGGTATTGGGTTAATATTATTATATAAATTAATCAATCAATATAATGGTAAAATTCATGTAGATAGTATTGTTGGTAAAGGTACATCTATTACAGTGAGTTTACCATGTATATTATCCTAAGTATTATATCAATCATGATTAAATTTTTATTTTTATTTCAACATCTAAATATATTCTTATTAAAAACTAGATATATTTACATAACACATTCACATAATACATTCACACATATTCAAAAGCATTCAAAAGCATTCAAAAGCATTCAAAAGCATTCAAAAGCATTCAAAAGCATTCGGATGCTTTCGTAATCATCACGAAGTCAATTTTAATTATCCTAGGTTTTGAAGATTTATTTTCGTAGACTTACGAAAACTTCCGAAATCTTTTGACAGTTCATGTGCGACTTGGTTGATGAACAAGTGTCACAAGTCAAAAAAACATTAGCAAATCAAGTCTATAAAATGCATGAGTAAATAAAAAAGTTGTTAAAGTATCTAGAATAATACTTTTTAAAAACTTTCTAGAGCACCAAAGTAAAAATTTTAGAGTATTCTAGTTGTAATTGAATCTAGAATAATACTTTTTAAAAACTTTCTAAAACACCAAAGTAAAAATTTTAGAATGTTCTAGTTGTAATTGAATCTAGAATAATATTTTTAAAAACTTTCTAAAACACCAAAGTAAAAATTTCAGAATGTTCTAGTTGTAATTGAATCTAGAATAATACTTTTTAAAAACTTTCTAAAACACCAAAGTAAAAATTTTAGAGTATTCTAGTTGTAATTGAATCTAGAATAATACTTTTTAAAAACTTTCTAAAACACCAAAGTAAAAATTTTAGAGTATTCTAGTTGTAATTGAATCTAGAATAATACTTTTTAAAAACTTTCTAGAGCACCAAAGTAAAAATTTTAGAGTATTCCAGTTGTAATTGAATCTAGAATAATACTTTTTAAAAACTTTTCAGTGTGACAAAGTAAAAATTTTAGAATGTTCTAGTTGTAATTGAATCTAGAATAATATTTTTTAAAAACTTTCTAGAGCACCAAAGTAAAAATTTTAGAGTATTCTAGTTGTAATTGAATCTAGAATAATACTTTTTAAAAACTTTCTAAAACACCAAAGTAAAAATTTTAGAATGTTCTAGTTGTAATTGAATCTAGAATAATACTTTTTAAAAACTTTCTAGAGCACCAAAGTAAAAATTTTAGAGTATTCTAGTTGTAATTGAATCTAGAATAATACTTTTTAAAAACTTTCTAAAACACCAAAGTAAAAATTTTAGAATGTTCTAGTTGTAATTGAATCTAGAATAATATTTTTAAAAACTTTCTAAAACACCAAAGTAAAAATTTCAGAATGTTCTAGTTGTAATTGAATCTAGAATAATACTTTTTAAAAACTTTCTAGAGCACCAAAGTAAAAATTTTAGAGTGTTCTAGTTGTAATTACATCTAGAATAATATGTTTTAAAAACTTTCTAGAATATAAAAGTAAAAATTTTAGAGTATTCTAGTTGTAATTACATCTAGAATAATATGTTTTAAAAACTTTCTAAGGCACAAAAGTAAAAATTTTAGAGTATTCTAGTTGTGATTACATCTAGAATAATATTTTTTAAGAACTTTCTAGAATATAAAAGTAAAAATTTTAGAGTATTCTAGTTGTGATTACATCTAGAATAATATGTTTTAAAAACTTTCTAAGACACAAAAGTAAAAATTTTAGAGTATTCTAGTTGTAATAACATCTAGAATAATATGTTTTAAAAACTTTCTAAGACACAAAAGTAAAAATTTTAGATTGTTCCAGTTGTAATAGCATCCAGAATAATATTTTTTAAGAACTTTCTAGAATATAAAAGTAAAAATTTTAGAGTATTCTAGTTGTGATTACATCTAGAATAATATGTTTTAAAAACTTTCTAAGACACAAAAGTAAAAATTTTAGAGTATTCTAGTTGTAATAACATCTAGAATAATATGTTTTAAAAACTTTCTAAGACACAAAAGTAAAAATTTTAGATTGTTCTAGTTGTAATAGTAGCTAGAATAATATTTTTTAAAAACTTTCTAAGACACCAAAGCAAAAATTTTAAGATGTTCTAGTTGTAATAGCATCCAGAATAATATTTTTTAAAAACTTTCTAAGACACCAAAGCAAAAATTTTAAGATGTTCTAGTTGTAATAGCATCCAGAATAATATTTTTTAAAAACTTTCTAAGACACCAAAGCAAAAATTTTAAGATGTTCTAGTTGTAATAACATCTAGAATAATATTTTTTAAAAACTTTCTAAGACACCAAAGCAAAAATTTTAAGATGTTCCAGTTGTAATAACATCTAGAATAATATTTTTTAAAAACTTTCTAAGACACCAAAGTAAAAATTTTAGAGTATTCTAGTAACTTTAAAAAAATTAAATAATTAATAAATTGAAATAGTGTGATGTTAATTTCAATATGATTCATCATCATCTTCATCCACATCAATAAGTGTTTGTGTTGATTCGGTTACTTTATGTGAAATAGCGGTAGGATGTAATGATTCATTAATATTGTACATAAAACTGTTAAGATTCCATTCAGGATAATTTTTGTTAAAATTTTTGAATGATCTTTCTGTTTTTTGATTTTGACCAATTTGTTCAGCATTATTGAATAGAGAATATTTGGAAATTAATCCAGGGATACAATGATGAGTAGTAAGACTATCAAGCAAATAATTGGCGATACGATCTGACTCTTCACGCAAAACGAAGTATAAAATGTAGGGTGTCAATATGATATAGAAACATTCTTGGAGTAATAGTACGATTCGCCATGGAAATAATGAGATAATTTCATCTTTAGTGTCGAGACTCAATGGATCATTTTTCCAGTTATTTTCAATTTCCATATGTTTTTCCATTTTATTAATGGCTTTTTCCGGGTCCGGTAAAATAGTTTTGTGAATAAAACTTTTAGCGAATGCAATAATAATACCCAAAGCACCGATATACCACAAAATGGAACGATTGTGTGATATGTTTAAATTGATCAATAAATTTTGATTTAGAACTGTCAAAACGAGTAAAACGATAAAGAAAGAACCTAAAACATACATACAAAATCTGGAAATAGTTTCAGCTAATCTGGATGGAAATTGTTCAGAATAAATCCTAGTTTCTTTAGCGGCTTTGTTCAATCTATCTAAAAAACTATGAGGTAGTTCATTATAATATCTTAGTTTCCAAGTAGCTTTCAATGACCATTGACGATTAGTGATTAGACTTGGATTACTATAAAATTGCTCACCATATTGTAAAACGATATATAACATCAAACCTAACAGAATAAAGATCATGAAAACAGCATTAATGATTGATGCTAATTTAATTTTCTTTTTTACAGTTGTTAAGTATTCCTGAGGATTGTCCTTAACATCTTCCCTAATTTCTCTCTTTTCGTTGATTAGTGGATCAATGAAACAGAAAATCAAGTTCCACTCAAGCAATTTAGTCAAAGGATATTTATTAAATTTCAAATCTTTAAGACCATCATACAATGTAATCATTAAATTTTCACGACACATAATCCGAACAGCATATGTATAACAATTTAAACTGGGAATAGAATGATGTTGAATAATTTTAGCCATAACTTGATTCCAATTTAAAGACGACATATCTTTACTTTGAATCCCAAATGATTCACTAAAAATTTTCCTGATACCCCAAAACTTACGCGTGCTAGCATAAATTGTAATAGACTGAATAATAATATAAATTATGAAAATAATCAAACAAATCCATAAAAATGCTCCAAAATTCCAATAATTCTTAAAATTAATATAGTGTGCAATTGAGATAGGAGTTTTGGCATCATATTTCATCAAACCTGAAAAATCTACACATTGTACTAGAAAGGTCATAAATCCAACTGAAAAAATCAAAACAAATACATTTGATAAATCTTTTAAAATCAAATTGGAATATCCTCTTTGGTAAAAGTAATAATATAGATTAAATAAATATAGGTTGTCAATTGTAGTTTGATCACCTACGGCATTGATCAAGAGACTGTATTCGTGATTCATTAGTATTAAATATTAAAACGATATCAACAATTCAATTTTTCATTATCAAATTATATGTAAAAAGCTATTACATTTTTACATTTCTTATCAAATTAACATTTCTTATCAAATTAACATTTCTTATCAAATTATATGTAGAAATGCATTAGCTTTTTTCATTTCATTCAATTGATCTTTAATAGACAATTTATAATATGATTTTATCCATTGTTTATTGTTATTAATTAGAACTTGTAATGGAACTAGGATATGTTTATTTTCGCGATCATGTGATAAAATTTCTAGAAAAATTTTAGTCGGCTCCTGATTAGAATATTTTCTCATCCTCAAATGATTAAGAACATTAATAGACCAATTATCCATTTTCCATATCATAAAATCCATTCTGATAGCATAATCATTATAAAACATTATTAAAGATTTATCTGGATATTGAGTTATAATATCCATCATCGATTTATTATGGTCTAATATTAAATAATCTTGATCAATCCAAATCAAATAGGAATTATCTAAATGTTTTAATAATAGATTTGCTTTTAAATACCCTAATGTATCAATATAGGTTGAAACCTGATCTTTTTCTGGTTTATATATCCAGATATTTGTATTATGTTTTTTGGTATAATTTATTAAATTGTCAATAAATTCGGATTGTATTTCTGATTTATTTTCGTCGTTTGTTATGATTGTTATAAATTTAAATTGTGGATTTTTATAAATATTACATGGGAATAGCATATATTTTAGGTCTATATTATTTAATTGTGTGTGTAATTTGCGTCTTAAAATAATTCTAGGTTGTGTTTCGAATTCAATAAGTTGGTTTCGGTCACTCATCTTCTTTTTTTTTTCTTTTATTATAGATTCTCTAGTATCATTTTGATTCGGAATCATTTTTCTTAAAAAATGAGAAAATAAAGTTATTGAACCCTATTTTTTTCTTCTAAAAATGTAAATGGAAGGTAATACAAAAAATACCAATGTAAACATGAATATTAAACGAGTTACCGAAAAAACAGCAACCAAAAAGAAAAAATTCAATTATGTTGATCACAACAATAAACCCATAACTAGCACAGAAGTACTAGAAAGAATTAATAAATTAGTAATTCCACCAGCATATAAAGACGTTAAAATAGCTAACACATCAAAAAATTATCTTCAAGCTACTGGTATAGATGACAAAGGTAGAAAACAATATATTTATCGTCACAGTTTTGTCGAAAAAAGAGCCAAAGGAAAATATTGTCAACTAAAACATTTTGGCGAAATGATAGGTCAAATAAGAAGAGATATAAGACAAAATATGTTATCAGACAAATCTATCCAAAATAAAGAAAAAATGATGAGTTTAATATTATATCTATTAGATACTTGTCACTTTAGAATAGGTAATATTCATTATTATAATCAACATAAAACTCATGGCGTTTCAACTTTATTAGTTTCTCATTTAACTTTCAAAGATAAAGAATTATATATTGAATTTGTTGGTAAAAAAGGAGTAATTAATAAATGTTCCGTTAAAGATCCTTTAACAATCAAATTAATGAAAGAATTAGTTAAAATAGCAAAGAAAATAAAAAGTCCTTTTGTTTTTAATTATAATGATAATGGTAAAAATAGATTAATTAGACCAGATGAAATTAATACATATTTATCAAAATATCACCCCGATATTGTATTAAAAATGTATCGTACTTGGGCTGCTAATCAAGTATTTCTTGAGGAAATGATTAAAAGACAAAAAGATTTTAAGTTATTGGATAAATCTTTAATAAATAAAAATAAACATAAAAATCCAGATAAAGAAGAAAAAAGAGTTGAAAGAACTAGAAATAAATTAATTAGAGAAATTCTAGTAGAAATCGCAAATAAATTACACAATACACCTACAGTTTCAAAGAAAAGTTATTTAGATAATAATTTAATAGAAATTTATATGGATGATCCAGGATATTTCTGGCGTAAAATAAGTAATGCAAACAAAAAAGATTTAACAGAGATTTTAATAGATTTTTTGGATAAAAATTGTACAGGAAGCAAAAAGAATAAAATTACTCATAAAAAAAATAATGGAGGAAATAATCAAGGTGGCGGTTGGATGTCATATATTACTAAAATATTCAATTAATAATAGTAATCACTATTATTATCATCTGTCTGAACCAAATCAGGATATGATAAAGCGGCTGGTTGTGATATACCAACAAGGGATGTTAAAACATAGAGAGCACCTAGAGAACGACTGGATAATGATGTTGATTCTGTAACTAGTCTTTCAAAAACATCTAAAATATTTTTTAAGACTTCAGTAATACTATTACAATTTATAATATATTGTATAGATTTACCAAACAAAGGATTAATATCCTCAGTTGGTATTATTTCTTTTTTAGATTCACTTGTTAATTCTGAACGATAATTCCAAATATCTTCCAGTAATCTATATAAACCTTTTAAATCACGTAGATTCATAGCTAAAAGCCATTCAACATCAGTTTGATATCCAAGTTGATCAATTAAACTAAAAACTTTGATGATTGATTGCTTTATTTTTTGTCCTTCTGTGAGTTCTTTTTCAGGATTAATTGTTAATATATATCCCTTTATTTTTAATTCTTTTATCAATACATTCATACGATTTATATCTTTAACATGAAAAATATTAGTGGTATAGGGGTTACTTATCTTTCTATTTGTTGGATTATTAATATTATTATTATATTGTTCTATTAATATTGCTAATGATCTGATATCATATCCATAATAAAATTTATTTTGATCTTTGAAAGAAAAAAAGAATCTTTGTGGTATTTCATTTATCTGATCTAAAGTATAAAAATCTTCAGCATTATTGCACATGTTTCTATCAAAATAACAAGGACCATGTTTAATTAAAAGTTTTAAATTACATCTTTGCCTAAAAGACTGTTGTATTTTGACAATTACGTCAATATATTTTCTAGTTTTAATAAAATTATCATAAAAATTTATTAAATGATTTCTTAACTTGAGTGGGATCCACATATTACAATTTAAACTCGAATCATTTAGTTTAAGAGTTTTATAAATGTCAATTGTTTTATATTTAATTAATTTTTTATCATCTAGGTAATCTTGAAAAGTTATTATTTTAGCATTGACTTTCGGTAAACTCAAAATTCTATTATAATCATCAATTCTAATCACCTTGTTTACCTTTTTTTTATTATGGTGTTTTTCACAAAAATCTCCTATTCTTTTTTTAAAGGAACATTGCTGATGACCACCATTTTTTATTATCAAGGCACAACATTTTTTATTGTCATGGTCCATCAAAAAAAAACCTTTATACTATCCAGTGAGAAATTCATTTATACTTCTTTCTATTTTTTTAATAGACCAACCGACCACAAACCAAATATTATTTCTTCAGATTTCTCTTTCATCTCCTCATATCTATCCGTATTCGAAAAATGTCCTTTACTCATATTCGTTTTCAAATAGTATTTATGATGTTCTTTATCCGCACTACAATATCTTAATTTAGCCATAAATTTTGTTGGTTCCCAATATTGCACTCGTGGATCATATAAACCAGAACTTATAAAAATAGGTGGATAATCAACATTCATTTTTAAATTATCATATGGCGAATATTTAATCATAACTTCATAATCTGTCTCAATATTTGAATTACCCCATTCATTCCATTCACCAGTTACTAGAGGAATTGATGGATCAGACATAGTAGCTATTACATCCACAAAAGGCACTCCAGAAATTACACCATCACACAAATCTGGTCTCATAGTATAAACACCACACATTAACAAACCACCAGCACTTCTCCCTTCCGCTAATATTTTTCTAGTTTTACCTTCATAATTCTTAAAATATTCAGATGCAACTATGAAATCATTAAAACTATTCATCTTATTCTTCATTTTACCACCCAAATACCATTTTTCACCTCTCATAGATTCCCCTCTTACACTCACTATCACTTTAATAAACCCCAAATCTTCCATTAATCTAGAAGTATATAATGATTGAGCTGGAATAGTAAGTCCATATGCCCCATAACCATATAAATATACTGGTGCATCTTCTTTAATATCTTTGCGATGTGAAACTGACACAGGAATCCATTCTCCATCATATGACTCTATATACATCCTTTTAAAAGTATATAATTCTGGATTATAATTAGGGGTTTCTGGTGTATACAAATGTATAAAATATTTTTCAATGTCTACTGCTACTGCTACTGTTCCTGTTTCAGTTCCTGTTCCTGTTCCAGTATTAAAAACAGTAATATCATCTATTTGATATAGTGTAGATGGTTTAATAGGACTAGACACAATCATCCATATTTTATTAGAATCATGATAACTAAATGATATTGTCATTGTTTCTAAATCATTATTCATATTATTTAATAATATCCAATTAGAATCTAATTGTTCCCCTAAACGATATATAATATATGTTAAAGTTAAATCTTCTAGACCAACATTAACACATATCCAATCATTTGAACATGTGACATTCAATATATCAACATTATAAGATTCATTTATTTTTTCAGAAGATTTAACTAGAAATGTTTCTGGCAATGAAGTTTGACATTCTACTTTGGTCCAATTCTCAATTCCAGGATTATCCTTTGACACAATAAATAATTTATGAGATTTCACATCATCTTTGTTAGATATTATAATCCACGAATTTCTCCAGGAATGTATACTAGCTTTTACATTATCTTTTCTAGATAAGAGTAATTCCAGATTTCCTACTTCATATCCATCCTCATCTAAAGTAATATAATAATATTCAATATTATTAAACGATCCAGAAACTACATAAATATATTTATTATCTTTGCCTATACCAACTCCACGTTCAACATCATCCTCCTGGTAAATTAATTGCTTTTCTTGTGTCCTAAAATCATATCTCCAAACTTGATAAAATCTTTCAGTTTGTTCATCACATCCTATATAATATATATTATTTGAATAACGTGCCATTGTGACTGATGATTTAACTAAAGGCAAACTATGTTCGACCTCCTTTTTCTCCTCCAAATCATAAATAATTATATTATACCATTCGTCACCAGTCAAGTTAATACCATATACCAAATATTTATTATCATAACTAAATTTGACATCCATAAAATCACAATAATCTTTGTCAACAGCGATTTCATTACAATCTAGAACACATTCATCAATCTTTGTTATTTGATTTCTTCTCCAATATTCAGGATACCCTTTACCTTCATATGTTTTTGTATAATAATAATAATTGGATTCAAATTGACCCTTTCCATTTGGTGATGGATATGAAGTATCATTTTCGTTAATATAGGATTTTAATAAACCTACTATTTTATTTTGATACTCTTCAGTTCCTACTAAAAAATTCTTAAAATATTCATTTTCTTTCTCCAAATAATTTATAATTTTAGGATCACTTCTAGATTCATCTCTCAACCAGAAATAAGGATCTTCTATATCCTTTTTAGCCATATAATTAGATGGGGATGATTCGTCAATTTTACCAATTGAATAATAATGAGATTTTCTCTCGATACACGGTTGTTCAATGTTCATTTCAATTTCCATGTCCATATTCGCAAGTAATTTTATTGTTATCCTCTCAAATAATATTCAATTTTTATTTGGGACCACCTGGTAAATTATACATATTTAATCTATTCATATTGTCTTTGAAAGATATTGCTAATTTTTCAATAACTGATTCTTGACCACTCCATTGATTAGCTATAAAGACATTATCTATGCATAAATCTGGATATTCTAGATTAAAATATAGCATTTTTTTCCAATTTATATTTGTGGATGAAATATCAAATTCATTTTTGTGGATCATATTGACTAACTTTCTAGAGATATTGAGAGGACATCTTTTAGCTGTTTCACTACCATAAGACCCATTTATCCATCCAGTATTTAATAACCAAACTTTTGTGTTATGTGTTTCTATGAGTTTTTTAAGCATATTTCCATATATTATGGGATGTCTTACTAAAAATGCTTCACCAAAACAAGCTGAGAAAGTTAAAATAGGAGTTTTAACATCTATTTCTGTCCCTGGAATTTTTGCTGTATACCCAGATAAAAAATGATATATGGCTTGTTCAGGTGTTAATCTAGAAATTAAAGGAAAAACTCCAAAGGCATCACATGTTAAAAATATAATATTTTTGGGATGTTCTTGGGTTAAAGATGGTAATTTAACATTATTTAAAAAAGTTAATGGGTAAGCCAATCTAGTATTTTCGGTTAAACTAGCATCATCAAAATCTATTTTTCTATTTTCGGTGTTCATTACAACATTTTCTAATAATGCACCAAACTTCAAAGCACCCCAAATTTCTGGTTCTTTTTTCTTATCTAATCCAATACACTTTGCATAACAACCTCCTTCTATATTAAACACACCATCATCAGACCAACAATGTTCATCATCTCCTATTAAAATTCTTTCTGGATCGGCTGATAAAGTAGTTTTACCTGTTCCAGATAAACCAAAATAAAGACATAAAGAGGTACCTTTTAAGTCTAGATTTGCACTAGAATGTAAAGATAAAACATTTTGAGGTGGCATTAGGTAATGCATAATTGAAAAAATCCCTTTTTTCATTTCGCCAGCATATTGAGTTCCTAAGATTAAAAACTCTTTCCTCTCAAAACATAAATCAACCGATGTAGATGATGACATTGCACCTGTAAAACGATTACATGGAAATGTTCCAGCATTATATATAACCCAATCTGGTTCATTATAATCTTCCAATTCTTTTTCAGTTGGTCTAATTAACATGTTATGCATAAAAAGTGCATGATAAGGTCTTTCACATATAACTCTAATTTTTAAACGATATTTTGGATTCCATCCTGCATAACCATCAAAAACGAATAATTGATCTCGAGTATTAAGGTAATTTGTTGCGGTTTCCCTATTTATTAGAAAAGAATCCATATCCATAGGAATATTAATATGAGACCACCAAACTTGATCTTGATTTTCGGTTGTTTTAACAACTCTTTTATCTTTTGGGGAACGTCCAGTTTTAACACCTGATTCAACTACTAAAGCGCCTTTATGACATAAATGACTTTTAACATTAAGACGCAATTCATGTTCATAAAGACCAGCTGGAGATAGATTGTAATATATTTTAACATTTTTGGCTGCAATATCAGTTTCTATTATGCTGGATCCGCCTACTGGAATGGGAGTTTGGTCGGAATAAAGACGTGGTCCAGTTTGACGATAGGTTGATGATAAACTTTTACTGATTGATTGTAAAGTTTTGAGTGACATTTTTATTTTATTATTACTGTGTGAAATTAAACCACATACTTGAAGATTAAAAAATTGAATTCTTTTTTTGATATAAAAGCATTGTACTATAACACATTATGCCTTCAAAACCTAGTTTGAAATTAAATATTGAAGAACTGTATGATAATTCACATGATTCACCAATTAAAATCGATGGTAAAACATCAAATATTAAAATAAATTTTTCACATGCGTTAGGATTTACGGAATATCAAGTGAATTGTTATGAAAAGGCTATTGCAAATTTAATTGAAAAATATAATTCAAATTCTAATTTGAATCATAAGGAATTAATAAAAGAATTTAATGAACTAGTTGATCGCATTTTTGATAATTTTTGATTAGACTCTATTGAAAAATTGAAAAACTATTTTACTTTTTTATTAAGATTACAGGATTATGTCCAACACGGGCGCATCAATCCAACTTGGTAATTTTGCTACCGAACAAGCGACCGAGCCAGAGACCAAACAAGCGACCGAGCAAGCAACCGAACAAGCGACCGAGCAAGCAACCGAACAAGCGACCGAGCAAGCAACCGAACCAGCTCAACCAGCTGAACCGGCTCAACCAGCTCAACCAGCTGAACCAGCTGAACCATCAATCCAGCTTGGTAGTTTTGCTACCAACGAACCAGATATGACTGGTACCGAGACAGATATTGTCTTCACATTTGCAAATGGCATGAAGAAGGCAAATGCAACTGTCGCCGCAAACTTGAAAAATAAGCTGATTGCCCAATCAATCTTTTGGATGGGTTTTTTCAGTTTCATCGAGGACGCCAACAAGCACACAAATGTGATCAATTTTCGCACCCCTGGAGATCTCAATTATGTCCCCTTTGAGGACATGATTACCCACGATGATCTCCGAACATATTTCATGTGGGCTTCAGGTCAACTAGTGATCAATCATCTCACATTGGCATTGATCGCCATTGGTGTCAAGTTTGATGACAGTACACTTCTGAGTATCCCAATCGATTGGACTTCGATGGTGATCATCAAGAACTTCCAATTAATCGCCACAGTGCTTGATGGAATCATTGACAAGTACATCGAGCACGTCATCTCAGAGTGGAGAAAACAGGATCCTGATCAATTTGTCTTGTCAGATGGCAATCTTCTTGCAACCATTCTTCGGAACCCGTTGATCAGGGAATACTTTCACACTGCGAGCCTAGAAGAAAGGACAAGGATCGAACACAGTTTGCATCAACATGTGCGACCAATTGATTGCTCCAGTCGTTCAATTGTCCCTGGACCGCCCGGGATCATTCCACCACCAGCGATCATTCCACCGCCCCCAGTCACCGTCAACTTTCATTTTGTTGCAGACAACAAAACAAGTCGGTATAGTGTGAGCATCGGATCGGCAATCTTCAGGACTTTGTCACATCGATCGGAATTCTGGAGATATCTTTTGCAATTCCCCCAGAAGGAATCATTTGACATCTTCTTCAACGGACCGGAGAAGATTCCTTTTGAGGAAACTGTGGGGCCCGAACATGTCAGATTGTATTTCAGACATGTCTTTCAGAATCAGGTCGACAACGCATCATACTGGGATGCCCAGCGCAAACACTCATTTGGTTTTGGGGTTCGTCCGGCGTTTAATTGGGTTGCAAAGGGGCCATTAATCAAGGAGCTCACATTGCCCTTGTTGGTTCTTTGTCAATTCTTTGGCGATCAGGCACTTCTCAAAAGTACTAAGATCGCTTGGGAATCCCCGGAAACACGGCTTCACGCGCGCGAAATGATCATGAAGATGCCAGGTATGCTTGATGCGTACATTGCTCATCTAGCGTGCAAGACATCACTTCAGGGCAACCCATGTCTCGCAAATATGTTTAAAGACGCTTTGTTTTCAGAGTATTGGGACGACTCTGATGAACGTGAAAGGATGCGCATTCAACGATTGCTTCTGTGCGGTCTCAAGGGACTGACGTACAAAAGCAAGATGTCTTCTAGCCAACTTGTTGAGCATTTCCAGAAGACACACAAGGGTTTGCCTTGCACATGCAACAATGCCTACATGACGCTTCTCAAAAAGGAGCATCTTGAACTTTTGGAATGGATACGCGTTCAACGTTTGGAACGGGAACGGATTGAACGTTGTGGGTACTCCGATTGGTACACCTACACTGGACATCTGAAGAAGTACTCCGAAGAGACAGCAAAGTGCGCCGCGGAGGTAACAAAGTCTTGCCGACGCCACAGGGAGTTCTACACCGTCGCAGAAAATGAGCCGAAGTACAAGACACTTCTTGAGTTCATCAAGAATCATGCGGAGTTTCCCTCAGTCTATTACGGTACAAAGTCGAGTCAACAACTGCTCAAACGGGGTTACTTGAGCCAACCGGAGTTCAAGGAGGCGTGCAAATTGATTGACTTGGAGAACGAAGTCACCAAGAGGGTCGGCTGCTAGGCTGGTTTTTATAGTGAAAAGGGGAGGAGAAAAATCAAAACAAAACAAAAATATTTAAATATTTATATGTGTATATTTAAAAATTTATTTTTTATTATCTTTTTATTATCATATTGTAAATAAAAATTGAAAGTGGTCTAAAGAATCATATTCAACAGTAATTATTATATATTCAAATGTCAATTTCTGAATTATTATCATATTATTTTACCAAACCAAAGAAACCAGCTAAAAGTTTCGTAGTGATCTTACCCCAATACATGACAGATGGTAAACTCACCTATTGTAAAAATGATAATAAAATAAAATTCATTATAATCGATAGCATTGTTTACCTATCAACATATAACACCCTAAAATATTTTGGTATGAACTTATTAAATAATACACTTTTTAAGATAATATTATATGGTATTCCTGTATGTAATTTAATTAATTATGTATTAACTAGAAGACGTGAATATAAAACTAGGGATGATATTAATGTATTAATTCATCGTAATAATGCTTATAATCATTATCAATCTATTTTACCGATAAAAAAAACCTCAGATGTATCTTTTGATTTAATTTTAGTAAATACCTTAAAAAATATGCAATATAGTATAAATAATGGTTTATGTGTCAATTTAGATTATTATCCACATGGACACTTAAAGGAAACAATGCCACATTTATTAAATCCTCTACATAATTTGAGTGTTGATCATTTTAATAATGGTTCAAAAGATTTAGGATGGCTTCATTTTCCAACTCATATTTATAATGAACTAAAAAGATTAAAACTATCAAATTGCGGTATACCACCAGAAATGAACTATTCTTCATTAAAGAATTTAGTTGAACTAGAATTACATGATATTATCCTAGATAATAATCATAAATATTATTGGGATATCTTTCCAAATTTAAAACATTTAGAAATTATTTATGATAGCAAGCATTTCACAGAAGGTATTATTTTATCAAGCGATCAATATCTCAAAAGCTTATTAATTGGATTCAATCATTATTTTAACAATTTGAATAAAACTGAACAAACAAATAAAAATATGATATTATTGAAAGATTTACCATATAAAATAGATGAATTTACATTATATAATCTTGTACTTGATGAAACATATGATTTTAGTAAAATAGTTATTGATGTTTTAGTTTTATCAAAATGTAAATTGAATACTGGATGGAATATTAAAGGAGATTTTAATAAATTAATAATAGAAAAATCACGCGTATTATCTCTACCTAAATTAGATGCAACCCCTAAAATTATAGGAGGTTATTGTTTAGATCTAGATCAAATCCAAATAGTGGATTATTATTGGTATATTTATAAGTTCTTATGGTATCATGATCAACCTCTGTTAACATTGGAGACCGCACAAAAATTTTTAGAACATAATTTATTAAATATTAGTTTTCCTAATAATGTGGATGATATTGTTGATGATGTTCTAGGTGATAATTTAAATTTTGATAGTTATGGTATTTTGCAAATAATTAGTGGTGATAAATATCGTCTTTATCAAGTTAATATTATCAAAAATGATAAAATTGCTCTTAAAAATTTAGAAAATTTAGTATCGAAAAATGGTGATTTATTCTTGAATGATAGTAGGATGGATTTACGAATATTATTGAAAAATCGATCGAAAAATATTTTCTAATTTTAATCTAAGATTATCTTCAATGGCAGACATTTTTTTTAGTTTGCTAACTTCATTGACAAATCATAAGATTGTACACAATAAATATACACTTGAAGATTTAAAATGTCAATGTTATTTAAATAATTCAACAATAACTAGATTAAATCTAAATGGTGGTATAGAACACCTTGACACTGTTTCAAGTTGTTCATCTATATTTAGAAAAACAATTTTAAAACTTCCCCTTTCCATTAAAGATAAAGAAAATTATTGGAAAAATGATATTGATGCTCAAGAATACATCGAAAATAAATTCAACACATTATTATTACATAGTAATATCGGAAGACATCAACAAGATTCATTCAGATTAAGCAAATTGAGCTCACAATCATTCCTAGAACACTTAATAAAATTTGGATTCGCTAGCCATTTAGTTAAACCTAGAAATAAAACCGATAAAACTTATCAAATTGATCTATTACATCTCTATACATATGATGTTAGACCTAAATTACATCGATATGGATGTTTAATTATTTTGGATCAAAATCTAAGTATAATATCTATTAAAGTACCACATCTCACAAATGATTTATTGATTAAAAATGCGGACAAACAGTTGATGAAACATCCTAATTTTGGAAAATATTCGCATATGAAAGAATATTATGATGATTTAATTTGGAAACAAACATGTAATATTGCTATTTCATCAATATTTCTTCATGTAACATTAAAAAATAAAATATTAGATACACATTTTCATCTATTGGGATCTATATTAACTAGTTATTATAGATATTATAACTATTTACCTAATGAAATAAAGGAATTATTTGGTCCATTTATTTTCAGAGGTAATTTAGTGAACTCTGATATCAAAAAAATTATGATTTCTAAAAGGGGTATTCTAGTTAGATTATTTGGTCTCAAAAAGAAACATTTCAAAAGATATCTCAAAAACCAATCTTCTAAAATGGAAACACCCTCTCCACATCTTATTGATCCCATCATACCAATTAAAACAAATCTTATCAAATATTGGGATACTTTTAATGATTTCTCACATCGTTTAAGTAATTATTTGAATACTACAGGAGTTTTATCATCAGTTACTGTATCTTTATTTGTTCAAGATATTATATATAAAACTAATATAGGTAATTCTAAAGATTCTATTTGGAAAAACTTAGCGGCAATTATATGTCATTTAATTTATACTGTATCTGTATGGAATTCTAATGTATGTACGATAGCACCATATTTATTGCATCCTAAACTAGTTCAAACGAAGATTTTTAAGAAATGTCCGCAATCAGAATTTGGGACTAAAAGCGGATTTACACAAAATGTTTATCTAGCCCTTTTTACAACAATGGATTCAAATCCAAAAATGACTGAAAATCATTGGGAAAATCAATCACAAGATCCATATATTCAAGGAATTTGGAAGAAATTGCAACAAGATTTAATGAAACTTGATATTACAGAAAAAAAATTAAATCCTAATTTATTAGAATGTTCTTTAACTCTTTAACATACGTCTTTAATTATTTTTATTATATAAATATTAATAACCGTTGAAGACATTCAGGCCTCGTACAATATTTGTGAATAGTGTTGAATAATCAAACAAATCATTATCATCAGATATGAATTGTGATATTAGACGTTCGGAATCATAATTACCATTTCCGATGGCACGAACAAAATTGCAAAATTGAGTAACATATTTGTCATTACGAGTAAAAGTATGTTGTGACTCATCAATCAACAATATATGAATTATATAATTTACTACAACTGTTTGAGGTTGTGCCACATATTCTTTTGGGAGTTCACGATTACCCCATGATTTTAGGTTAGGATACTGTTTCTTTATAGTTATCAAAGAATTTGCAAATGATTCATAATCATTTAGAAGCTTATTAACGGATGAAATACATGATAGTGCTGTTTTCACGTCTAGTTCACCCCTGTTAAAAATACGATAAATAAGATTATTAAGTTCATTTAGGTTACTCTGATTTTGATGAGAAATGTTCATATTTTTCAAATTAATCATAACATGCATTGCTTTCCCTCCAGGGGCTATGTCGCTAGTAAATACCGTAGTGTTCATTAAAAAAAATAATTAAAGTTATAATATTATTCAATTTTTTTGTATGGCAATTTACTTAAAAACTCTAGTTTTTTAGTACATTCTTGATAAATGTTAGTAAATTCTTGCTTTTTTTGGTTGATCCCTTCCTATTTTCTAGGTTGTACACACAATTTTCTAGTGTGATCCTTGATTTTTGTATTTGATGAAGCAACACATCGTAATCATCAAATAGATCGTTCTCACATGTGACAGATCCCAATATTATTTGGAATGCTGCCCAGACCGGATCACAACATTCGTAAATCGGATCACAACATTCCTCAATAAACTTACCCACTTGACCCACATAGGTCACAGTTTCAGGAAGATTAATAATATCTTTGTGAATCAATATATGAAATGATTCGATCGATATCAGAGTATCTGAAGGAAGATTTGAAAATCTAGAAAAATCCAACTTGCAACTTGCACCAACATCCGTCCTCATATACGGATGCTCACTTTTAATATTGGCAAAATATCTCACAAATTCGGATAAATCTTTAATCATGTTATTATCTTGGGAAATACAAGAAATTCGCAGTTTAATGGGATCTTTTTCAGCATCATTAATGATGCTATTAATCACCTTATTGGTCTCAAGAAGGTTTCTTTTAGTGGCTTGCGAAGCCTCACATGTGATAATATGTCGGATGATTCCAGCATTAGGCTCATGTTTAGGTTTAGGATATTCTGGTTTAGGTTTACGTTTGCGTTCAAACGCATCTCCATAGTGTTTCACATCTCCATAGAATAATGGTCTCGGATTCGGATTCATTAATATTTAATTAATAATCATTAAATTGACTCAATTACATCAATTTTTTAATTATATAGTATCCTAAAAATAATAATAATAAATTTAAAAAATTATTTAATCAACTAGAATTTTGACTTTCGTGATTTTTCCTTTTTCAGTTTCAAGATTGACTATATGACTTGTTTCCAGGGCATATAATAAATCTTCAACATCATTTCGCCATAAATATTCTTCAAAATGTTTGAAGAAATCTCGTTTAAATTGTGATAATGACACACCTTGTCCTTTGCGATAAACATTTTTCAAAAAATCAACAACTGGCTTCTTAAATTTTTTATTAAAACTCAATTCCCAACAATATCTATTAACTGGATGTGATTTAGGTTCTTTATCTGGTTCTTCCATCATCAATTGACAAATATAATGGGTGTGATTAAGTTGATGAAGTTCTTTAATAAGTGTATCATACACATGATCTAAACGATTAGATGGGCAATCCAATTTAAGACCTAGATTTTTTTGCAATGATTTAATATAATCTGATGATAATGTTGCATTCCATCCTTCTTGCATAGAATTTTTAACGGCATCAATCCAGCTTTTATCTTTTTGAACGTAATCAGTTGGATGATGTCTTTGTCCATTAGCCGCCAAAAGAATCAAAACCTTCATCAAATCCAATAGATATTTGACATCAAAGTGATCAAAAATTCTTAATTCCATACCATAAGGAGGAACCATAGGTGCAGCATCAATTCTAGGACAATCACTTGGATTACTTAGTTCTTCACATTTTTTGCGATCTGGTTCAAAGTTGAATGTTCTAACATCACTAGTATTAATTGTTAAAGCTTTTTGGGGATATTTGGCGTAACGTGCAAGAGGAGGAGCGGTTTTAACACATTTCTTTATTTTTTCAGCATCTGGAAAATCAACAGCATCTTGCCATTCAGCTTTAATATTTGAAGCTCTTCCAATACCATATTCAGAAAAAGGAACTTTCTCACCTGGTTTAGTTGCACCCAATTTACGCAAATCTGACCCACCTAATGTTCCCCATCCTACTAACATAATTCTAGCCGATCCCTTAACTTTATTAGGACCATTTCCTACTGAATCAGGATCAGGACTAAAATAAACACCATTAATCAAAGGTTCAATCCATTGAAATTGCATACCAAAATATCTATGTAAATTGACGAAATCATGAGTTTCGATTGTTGGTAAATGAGGTAAAGTTATAGTAATATGATAACTTCCTAAATAATCTCTAAAATCTTGATCACCTTCGAATTGATATTCATCACTATGAATAGTTGGACGAACTGGTACTTTAATATCACTCAAGAAATTACAAGCATGTGGTTTAAGAGGTCCATATTTAGCTACTTTACGTCTAGTAATCGGATTCTTCATTTGCAATTTTATAAATTTTTCCTCCAAATAAATAATTTCACGATGGATCGAATCTATTGTTCTATTCTGATGAGATCCTGTTATTAATTCCGGCATTAATACAGGAGTTCTCGCTAAAATTGTACTACCACCCTCACATCCGGCAGCTTGACGTCCAGTTAATTCCCAATCTGTTCCCATTAACCATTTATATTCTTCATCAGTTAATAGATCTTTTTTGCGAAGAAGTAATTTACGTTCTTTATTTGGAGGTGAATAGTATTCTTCGCCCGCTTTACGTAATTTAGTACATGCACCAGATTCTTCATGATCACCTGTTAAAAAACATGTAGATTCTTGGGAATCAAATAAAATATTGGCATTTTTCATTCCAGAAACTGGAATGTGAAATAGTTGCATTTCGTGTTCAACACCTAACCCCCAGACATAGTTATGACTTTTAGTTTCACTTTCTAAAGCTTTGAAAGATAAATCTTTATTTAGACCTACTTCATCTTGTATTTTTTTGTTCTTTTCATCTTGAGTAACTGGAGTTGCTCCGGTAACATTATATTTATCTTTTTTTTCTTTTTGTAATATTTTAGTTTTTTTCTTTTTCATTTTAATATTACCATCGCGTTGGTATTGTTTTTTCTTTGTTTTATTTGATAACTCAGTTGTCATAAAACTTCTATATTATTACTAAATAAAATAGATTTTATTTTTGCAAATCTAAGAATAATTAAATTTAATCTTTTTGTAAAACAAAGATAAATGAGTAATACAATTCAAGATACTAAACACTTTTATGAAGATTTAAAAAATTTTAATCCATCAGTCATATTCACATTATCATTATTTGGTCTCATTTTTACTTTAGCTTTCATTTATTATTATAAAGATCCTCTTGTTGAAAGTTATGGACAAAAAGTATATTTATGGTTTATTTTTTTAATAGTTCTAAATCTACTTAATTTGCTATATATATCTGGATATTATAAATCTAAAAGTGGATCAATAGTTGGTTTAGAAGGTCCAGAGGGTAAAACAGGTAAATCTGGTAAAAGAGGTGACGATTTATCATGTGGTTATTGTGACACCCAAAACGAAATCGGAATTCAATATTCTAACGATTATGATCTAGTTAGTCATTTACAAAAAACCACAAATCTTCTAGGTGAATTAAGTATCTGGAGAGCTAAAGGTGTTCTAGGAACTGCACCTCTAGGTGATACAATTTTTCCCAGTAAAAATGCTTCAAAAGATAGAACATATATAGCTGGATATGGTTCTAAAAAAGCGGATGATTTTAAAAAAATCACTACCATTAATGATGGTGTTAATGAAATTACTATTTGGAAAGGTGTTGCTCCAGATGGATTCACATTTTTAGGAGATTTTGCCATGGTTGGACCAAATCCACCAGATAAAGATTTAGTTGCATCATTACCTATATCATGTCTCATAGAAAATCTTAAAACTAAATATAATTATATTGCATCTTTTCCTGCAATTGATATAATTCCATTACATTCAAATTCTAAAATTACATTTTGTTCCTTTTGGACTACTACATTAAACCATTTAAAAGTTAAAGTTTCTGATGAAAATTATTATACTCAAAGTTTATATTATAATATAGTAGATGGACATCCCAAATGGTATGATAATAAAACTAATAAACCTATTACAGAAAAATTAGAAGAACTTAAAAAAATATTGCAATCCATGATATCAGTCATATATCATCATCCAAATTCAACCAGTCTCGTTAAATTTAATGCGCCATTTGTCCAAAATATTAGAAATAGTCAAGGTAAGATAGTATCATATAAGATTTATGCAAGAGCTTTTGAAGATTTTTTGAATTCCAATAAGGATCAATCATTTGAAACATATCTTGAACTTTATAGAAAATCATTAGAATATGTGTATAATATTATTAAAACATCAAATAATAATGTAGAATTTATACATCAAACTGGATCAAGTGTAAATTCTCCTTTAAGAAGTTTGGAATTAAAATTAAAAGAAATTAAAAATGATCAACATGCTTATAATGAAATAGATAAATTTATTAAAACTATTCAGAATAATAATGTATCAACATTGAATATTCTAGTTCAAAGTAATGTTGTTAAGACTCCTAGTTCTGGTGAAAAAAATATTTCAAAAATGTCTTCACGTGATAAACAACAATTATTTGTTGATAGTTTAGTTGATCTAGATGTTTCTGATATTTCTAAAATTCTAAAACAATTTAGAAAAAAAGGGATTTATCCAACAGAATCAGCTATAAATTTTTTTGGAGATGATCCTGTAATGAATACTGTTAGAAATTATCGTAGTATGAAAATGAAAACAAATAATAAAAATAAAAAAGATGATAAAATTCAATTTCAATTATTGGATATGCCTGATTCGCAAATTGAGACTGAAGATCAAGAAATAGATCCTAATTTAACTTTATGGGATGATTTAAATTATTTATTTGTTTCTGGATTGGATCATCAAATAGCTAAAACTAAAGAGGATACTTTAAATGGTGGTTATTATTTGGATGCACCAGAAAATAGACAAAGAAGACATTTTGTAAATTATTTAAGAACCTTTATTGAACCAACAGAACCAATTTATGCTTTTAGAAGAAAATGTATGATGTTTGTGGATATTGATGAAGAAAGAAATCAAATAATTCAGGATTTGAGAAAAGCATATGATTATTTGGAAAATCAATTAAGTAATTTGAATGCATTTCAAAATTGTGATAATGATAAGGTGTTAATTAAGATTTATAATGAGATGATGGCTAGAATAGATCAACAGTTTAGATCTATTGATGATTATAGGACAAAAATAAAAAATCAGGATTTTTCGTATTTTCCAACAGGAAGATTAAAATGGTTATTGGGTGAATTAAATAAATATCATCTAGCAATTAAAAATAATTGTAAAAGTGATGAAAGAACTAGAATTATTACTAAAATTAGATTATTTAGAGATCGTTTAGAAAATAATTTTGATTATAAATTGGATCTAGGACCTGAGATAAATCAAAAAGTTAGTAAAATGGATTTTGATAATTCTAGTTTGAGTGATCTAAAAAAAATACTTAAAAAATATCAAGATAGTCTCATACAAAAATCAAAAATAAATAAAGATCATTCAGAATAAATTTTTTATCCTTAGAAGATAAATAGAAATGTCCAACTCTAAAGATAAAGAGAAAGGAAAAAATGAAAATAAAGTTAAAAGTAAAGTTAAAAGTAAAGATAAGGAATTAAATGATGTTTTGAGTAAGGAAATACAATATAATACATCAAACTCAAACATTCAAGGTTTTTTTGCAACAGTTGCTAAGTATCATTATCAGACTATATTATTTTGTGTAGCAATTATAATATTTATTATAATTTTGAGAGAAGCTAATAGTAGATTATTGTTTCCTGAATCTAGGAGTCTTTTAAATTGGTTTGGTTTTTTAGTTATAGCAAATTTGATGATTACATATTTAATTATGATTACCTATCGACAAGTAAAAAATCAACAAGGATTACCTGGACCAAGTGGATATCAAGGAGCTTTTGGGGATCAAGGTTATAGTCAAAATTGTGGTGTATGTGAAACAGATGTTAGGACTATGGAGTTACCGTTTGAGGAGCCTGTTATTAAACAACCGGTATTAGATGAAAAACTGGATTTAAAACCTAGAGGGGATTTAATTCCGGCTAAAGAGCCTCCTAAAATTACATTTTCAACTGGAAAAATACCAATGTCAAGTGTTGTTCATATGTGGCAACATTCTTCTTTTAGGGGTAATAAATATTCATTTGAAGAGGGAAATTATCCTACACTGGATAAATCACAAAATAATCGCATAAGTTCTTTAATTGTTCCTGAAAATTATTGGACTACATTATTTCAAGATTCACTTTATCGTGGAAGATCAGTAACATTTTTTGAAGGTAGACACAGATATGTTGGTAATTATATTAATGATAGAGTTAGTTCAGTCAAAGTTTATAAAAAACCTATTGATAATGCTGTATTATTTGATGGTTTCAACTGGAGAGGCAGACAACTTTGGATTTCTTCCAAAAATAATACATTAAACAATTTTAATAAAAAAGTCAAAGCTATTTATGTTCCCAATGAATACACACTAAAAGTATATGATAAAATAAACTTAACTGGAAGGTATAAAAAATTCAAATCAGGAACTTATACCAATATAACCAATTTAAAATGGGATTCTGATCCAAATATTAAACTGGGAACCAATATTTACTCTTGTATATTGGAAAAATCTACTTAATATATGCGTTCATTTTCTAGGAAATCTCGCAATTGACTGAAAGATAATTTAAGTGTTTCAGTTTTGGATGTGGATTGTTGAAGGGTAACAAATTTGTCTTCTATTTCTTTTCTACCGATTACTAGAAGATAATTGTATTTTTTAGCATAAGCTAGTTTAATCTTTTTTTTCATTGTTAATTCAGAATCATCTAATTTATAATTTACTCTATAACTAAGTGATCCTTTCCAAGCTATTCTAGTTGGATAAATAACCTCCTTGAGTTCCTCAAAATATGCAGGTGATTCATCTATTAATTTTTGATGAACTGGAACAATATATAATTGTCTAGGAGAAAACCAATATGGTAAATTACCTTGAGTATCTTCCAAAATAATTGCTAAAAATCTTTCTAAAGATCCCATTATAGCGCGATGTATTAACACTGGTCTTTCTTTGCTGTTTGGTCCTTGGTACTCAAGATTAAATCTTTCTGGTAAATTGAAATCCAATTGTATTGTACCGCACTGGTGCCATCTATCTTGTGTATCTTTAATTTTGAAATCAATCTTTGGACCATAAAATGCTCCATCACCTATATTTAATTCCCATTTATTGTCTTCAAGAGCACCAAATTGTTCAACTAGTTTCTTTTTAAGAATATCTTCCGCTGTATTCCACTTATCTAGATCACCTATATATTCACTTGGTCTAGTAGATAATTCTAGTTTATAACTAAATCCCCAATAAGAATAAAAGGTTTTCATTAAATTTATTAGGGATTCCAATTCGTGTTCAACCTGATCAAATCGGCAAAATATATGTGCATCATCTTGCTGAAATCTTCTAACTCTAGTCAAACCCCTTAATGCACCTCTAGATTCATTTCTGTGTAATATACCAAAATCAGCTATTCTTATAGGTAATTGAGAATATGATGGTTTAATGTGATCAAAAACTAAACAATCACCGGGGCAATTCATTGGTTTTAGGTCGAGTTGTTCGATATCATCGGTGTGGTGTTGGATGCGGTTGATGTGAAAAATATTTTCATGATATTTGTCGGCGTGCCCGGATTTTTCGAAACAACTATTATTGAAAAGGTTGGGTGTTTCAACTTCTTGATAATTATTGAGTTGATAATAATTACGAAAATAATCTTGTAACTTTTGAATAATAATCTTACCATTCGGTAAAATGAAAGGACTTCCTACAGCTTGATCTGATATGAAAAATAAATCAAATTCTTGTCCTAATGTTTGATGTGTTTTATTTTCAGAAAAATCATCATCACCATCAAGATCAACATCATTTTCAGGATAATCTTTTACAATATTTTCTAGGTTGTTTTTATTAGACATTTTGATAATATAAATAATAATATAAATAATAAATTTAGATACAAATCAATTTTTTTTTGGAGTTTTTTATTCGGAGTATTAATAATAAAATTGATCTGATAATATATCTTATTAAATGTATTAAGAATGACTAGCTGGAAGAATACATTTTTAATTTCTCGCGGTCTTTATGGCAAAGGTGAGTCTTTCCCGCCTGGAGATTTTCTGTACTATACTTGTCAGAACATTGATGGAATGAGTAAATTAGTTTCCTCAAGACATTTGAATCTTACTGAAATCAAAAACATTAAACGTGTGATTGAAGCTTGGATTAATAATAATTCACTTTTGAGTCATTCTGATATGCAAACATTTAGTCTAAAATCACTCATTTACCCGGGTGGTATCATCATTATTCAAGTTTCATTTGATGGTCTCACACGACTCCAAAAAGATAATTTATTAATTAATTTCTGGAATACTACTCGCAGTAATATGGAAAACCTAAGTAAATATGAAATCTTATATTTTCAAACTTATCCCATCAACGACGTAAGTCCTCTTTATTGGAATTTGCAATCTTTTCAAAAAGAAAATCATATGATATCATATTTATCATCATCACTATCATTTGATGATACTAATATGGATGAGATTTGGACATCTGTTACGTTGGAGTGTAAGGTAAAATTGAGGACAGAAGCATTAAAGAAAAATCCGACATTTGTTATTCATGACAATCGTACATATTATTTTGATAGTATTGATGGAAATATTGTTTGTTACTTTTATTATGATAAAAACCCTAGATGTTTGCTCCGTAAGCCTTATTCAATTCATAAAATATATGTGGCACCACAAGACCCTTGGAAAAAATACATATGGCTATATCATTTACCTGATTGCGATACGTATGCAAATTGACTATCTTTAATGTCACTCTTGAAATCTCTTTGGATGTCTTTTACAAAATATTTTTTTTGTTTGTTTAGTACTAACGCAATAAAATTGATTAATTTTAATGATTTAATAGAAAAAAGTATATTCAAAATGACTCATAATGAAGATGAATTGGTTGAAATATTACTAGAAAATATAGAAAATAGAGAAAATATTAAAAAAGTATGTTGTGCTATTTGCCTTGATGAGAAATCTGATGAAATTATAAAAAAATATCATCGTATACATACATGTACTGATTCTATTATATGTGATTCATGTTTATTGGAGTTTAATTCGCGAATGGTTAAAACATGTCCGATTTGCAAATTACCTTTGACAGTTAATACTAAAACTAAATTAGGTATATCGCGAAAAGGTTTACTTATTACATCTATTATATTGTCGGTAATAATAAAAATTATATTTGAGTGTGCCATAACTCCAATAATACTAAATTCTAAAATAAGTCAACCACATGGTCAAGTAAATAAATCTTATATGGCTGTTCTTATTATTTCTAATGGTTTAATTAATTATGGAGCAATATTGTTAGTTGGAATAATTTTTGAATATTTACATGAAAAATATTTGAAAGTGTGGTTAATTTCTCTTTTGGCATTATTATTTTATCATGTAATTGTTCTAGTAATAATCTATAATATTTTTTCACATGACCAAAATGTTTTCAAACACTATGTTTTATACTTTAATGTTCCAGTTTATGGTGGAATGTATTTTATAGTGATTTGTACATTAATTAAATATGTATTTGGAAATTGCAAAAAATTCTGTTTGGACAATTGGTTTGAAACCAAAATAAAACACTTTTATATAGAATCTATCGAAATTGCATAAAACTTTTAATCACATCTCAGAGATTTCCGAGAAGTACTAAATAAATTTTGTGTCACTGTTTCCGCTTTTGTTTTAGCATTTGCATCATGTAAATAAACATATGATATGGCATTATATACTATTTTGTTTTTAAATAAATCTCCAATAAAATTCTTAATACCATCGTCAGATATATTTGACATATTTTTCGAAGTAATATCATTATCAACTAACATCGAATAAAATTTTACTATTTTCGTCGTATATGTATCATAAATGTTATTATTATTACCAATATTATTATTATTACTAATATTATTATTGTGATTTGGTATCTTTGGTATAATGATAGGTGCTTCAAATTTTGCTTCAAACTTGATATTTTTTTGTTCAGAATAAACTTTTATTATATCATATAAAGTTTGAGGGATCTTGGCATCAAAATAATTAATCATTCTATACAAAGAAATCGGATTGACAGCTATAGATTTAATATAATCAACAGGACGATATTCGCCTTTTTTAGAATTTGAATCTATAAAATACAATATAGTAAAGGCACACAACAAAGTGTTATATTTTCTATTTTCTGCTGCTCTATGAGTCCTGGAAGAAATTTGAACTATTTTATTATTAAGTTCGTTATGATCAGATTGAGCTATTATTGAAGAAATACATTTATTATTTTTATTCAAACAAATTATTAATCCTTTGAATCCATAAATAGTTATATAGGGATAATATGATGTTATCTCTTTGATCGATTTATTTTCACTAACATCACCAAAATTATGCTTATTAATAGTATGCAAATATCCACATGATATACTTAACTCATTTGGATATTTGCATTTTTTATTAAGGTCCGTATTAAAAGAGTTTACAAAATCGTAATTTATAGCATCGTCATCATCATGTGAATGTAAATCTAAATATGTTTTTTCAAATTCACGCAATGTTTCTTCCTTTAATCTTGCAATCTCATTTTGATCATCCTTTTGAAATTTGTTATCATAATCCACAATGACAGTATAGTTTTTGTTACCATAGTTAAAATATAAATAATCAATATCTAAATGATCATTAACCACTATATACTTAAAATATCTATTTATTTCATTAATATAGCATACAATAATTTTTGCAATATTATAATCATTACCACTTGAATATTCATAAAAATTATTGAAATAATTTATTATTGTTATTTTATCATCTAATATTTTATCGCCATCAAACAAGATAAATTTTACATTTTCTATATTAAATCCTCCTGACATTTTATATTTCGCAGACTTTTTCCTGATTTTTAATGATTTTTTCGTTTTTTTTGTTAATTTTTTCATTTAATTAATTAGAATAGAGAAATTAAATTTGTAGTCGCATTAAATAAACATTTCCTTTGTGTTTATCTACTATAGAAAATCCTATATTTTCATAACATTTTTTTGCGGGTATATTATCTACATCAACATGTAATTCAAATGTTGTAATGGTATCTTTGTGCATATCTATTAATTGTTTTAGATGGTTTTGACATATTTTTAAGCCTCTATATGTTGGGTTAGTATAAACTAGGTTAAAGTATCCTTTTTTATTTTTGTTCCCGTAAATAAATCTACAAGTGCTTATTATTGTATTTTTTTTGTGAATAATAGAATATTTTGTTTGAGTATTTGGTTCTGAATTAATATATTCTTTTATTAAATCCATTATAACAAATTTATCATTATTTCTGTAAATTTGGATTGTTTTTTCTAGAGATTGAATAAATTTTGATTTTGTTCTAATGAATTCAAGTAATTGACTTGTATCAAATAAGGTATGATCCATTTTTATTATTTTATTTTATTTTTTATTTTATTTGAATCATAAGAAATTTCTAAAAAAATATTTAAAAAAATAATAAGTTAATTAAGAATGTTTAATATTTTGCATCTAAATTTTATGATCATCTAAATTAAATGGGTGTTTTTCGATTTTATCGAAGCACCAATTCAATACAATTAATTGAGGAAATGATAACCATCCAAAGAAATGCATTATATTATCATTTCTATGAAAATATCTATAACTTTTTCCAGTTTTAGTATCTATATTAGTGTTACTATGTTTATAAATCCAATCACTAAATTCAGAATGTATTTCAATTCCATGATATCCTTCACGTCTCATTTTGTTATAATCTATACATAAACTAATTTTTTTATTTTTATTAATACTATCTAAATCCTTTATTTTTTGTTTAATTTTTAGATCAAGTTCCCATATTTTTGGTATTTTCATTGATTTAGTTTTCGTATCAGATTTTCTTGTGATGGTGAGTTGTTGTGGTGCGAATACAATTTCTTTTATTTTGCGATCATATAGTTTAACAATTTGAGTTTTAGAGCAATTGAAATAAACATCGTCTTGAGTATCTTCCGCTTCATTCATAATTCTTTGCATTTCTTCATAAATTTGCAAATCAATTTCATCAATTTCTTCAAGCAACTTGTTCTGACTTTCAATTTCATTTATATCATTTATATCATCCATTTCAAAATGTGATTTTTCAATATATGAATATTTATTTTTGAGGTCATGAACATCACCAACACACCTAATGTTAAAAATTTTGGCATCTTGTTTGAGGGTTACTATATATTTATTATAATCTGGTTTATCATATGTTTCAAATTTTTCTTGACATTCTTTATCGATTTCAATAAGTTTTCGTATCCACGGAGATTCATATAAACCGCACCATGATCTGTATTTGCTATTGGACAAATATATAGCTCTATGAGGACACATACAGCTAAATTTAGTATTGCTTTGATTTAGATCTAAATAATGTATATATGTGTCTTCAGTTTCTGGGAAAGTTTTTCCAATATGAGTATATTGTGATTCCATGTTGAAACGAATGAGCTTTTGGTTTAGTATATTTCTGACTAATTATTTTCAATTTTTGTCAGTATATGTTTAACTAAAAATATTGAATTATAGTATGGGGTTACTAGTTACTTCTATACCACAATATTGTGCTGGTGTGTTTTTAAAATTAACTGGAACATATATTCCTATTTCTTTGGCTTCTTCTAGTAAGAATTTAAAATTTTCCATAAATTCATGATTGTGTCCGATAGTTTTGGACATAATGTGTGCGAGTTCATGTAACATGACGAACATTAAGAGGTTGTGACTGTGAAAAGTTTTGTTTTCATTTTTTTGTCGGATACATAAGTGTACTTCTTGGCCTTTATTAATTGTGTATGATGTAGAATTTTTTTCATGGGGTGCTTCGTGCATTTTGTGTGGTTTGAATTTTTCTTGAAGTCGTATAACTTCTGGTTTTTTGGGGTATTTGAGGGATAAATTATTGATTAAGAGTTTAGCGGATGAAATAAGTTTAGCTAGGGTATTTGCGGCGTGATTACGATTTGGATAATCTCCTTGAACGTAATAAAATTTATTGTCTAATGTTGCTTTTTCTTTGACAATTTCAAAACTTTCAGTTAATATTTCGGAATAAATTATGATTATAGTTAATATTAAGAAAGCTACGACTATCAGTTTCATATTTAATTAAAATAAGAGATATATTTTATGATTGTAATATTTATTTGGCTGACGTTTTAATAGTTATTATAAAATCTTTTAGAAATAAAAGAGATAGTATAGTATGACTTATAATTTAGCTAATGAAATCAATCAATTTACTCAAAATATGAAAGAATCAAATTTGGGATCTAATTCCAGTTGGAGTAACACGCATCAACAAACGCAAACCCAAAGAATAAATTCTCAAAATGCTACTAATCAAAATCATGCTGATTTAGAATTTAGAGATGAAATTAATGATCGCGTAAATGACATATATTTTTCTCAACCTGAGCAAGGTCGTGGTGCAATTCATTATTATGATCCATCTTTAGTTCGTGATAATCCACAATATCATAATTCACATAATTCTGATGAAAATATATATCGACGAGATCATAGGGAAGGCATGAATGTTAGAATGGATTCATTGATGTTTCAATCTTTTAATCAACCAAACATTCCACAAAACATTAGAGTCAATAATCCTATTGAAAACTCAATGAGTCGAACCCAAAAGATGCAACCGGCTTTTGATCATACCTTATTTGGTCAATCATCACAACAAATGACACGTGAAAATCGTCCATCTTATTCTGAGGCATCATTAAAACCAGAAATGATTCCAGTTTATCCACAACATCAACAAATACAAAATATTAACAGAAACCAAAGCCAATATATGAACCAGAATCAATATACGAACCAGAATCAACATATGAACCAGAATCAACATATGAACCAGAATCAATATATGAATCAGAATCAATATATGAATCAGAATCAAAATTCTAGTTTCCTGGCTAGTTTGCCGACTACATTTAATAATGTATTTCATCAAACTAATCGTGTTAGTAACCGGGATCGTCAAAACGAACGTATGCAATCATTTTCTTCTTTACCTAAAACTACAAATCAGCCCAATGATTTTATGGGTGATCGTGCTCATGCATCACCATACAAATTCAATAATGAAACCAATTATTATCAATCTGGTGATCCTGAACAGGAAGTGTATTTGGGCAATGTTGGAAGATCAACTGGTGGTTATATGCAAGGAACATTTCAAAATTCTAGAGTAAATAATAAAGATACTAATAATGAAAGATTACAAAATTTAACACCTTTAGCATGTACTAGTGCAACTCCAGTATCTACTTTTGATTATGTAGGATCTGTTAATCAAATTAACCAAGTAAGATATGATAGTAGACAACATCGTAATCAAGACCTTATTGATAGACAATCTCTAGCTGATCAAAGGAAACATGAATGGGAACGGATGTCCTCAAATATCAATCAATTAACTGGAAAACACAAATTGGTCGTTAATGATATCAGACCAGTAGACACAAGGCAAATTGATTAAATTATTATTTTTTTACTTTTCTAGATTTTTTACTTTTCTAGAATTTCTACTTTTCTAGATTTTTTACTTTTTTAAAATTTTTTTAAAAAATATTTTACAGTTTTTATTTTTTTTGGAATTTTTACTTTTTTTTGAACTGCATATTTTAGATATACTTTAATGCATGTTAAAGAAAAAAATAAAAATTATAGCAAAAAACTAGGTTTAAAGTGATAGTACTCTCCTGAAAATGATTTTTTGATGTAAAAAAAACATCAAAATTTTCGTTGCGTTTTTTTTTTCTAGCAAAAAAGTAAATTTTTAGAGTTTTAGAGTTTTTTTGGTTGCCATAAAGTTTGCTATATTTTCACTGACCTAATGCATGCTATATTTTTTATGAGTTTTTTGGGAGTAATATATGATTAAAATGTAGTTATTTTATGTGTTGAACGTTTTTTTGTAAAATAGAGTGACAAAAAGAGTGATTCTGGAGTATTTGAAATGGTAAATTATTGTGTTGTTTAGGAATAAAAATAATGAAAAAAATGAAAAAAAAAAGTGACGAGTAAATTTCTTAGACCTGAAATATGTTATCATTTTGTAAGTTAGAATGCAGTAAAAAAACGTGATTTTTAGTGATTTTTAGTTTTTTTAGCGTTCTTAAAAGGAAAAATAATATGATTTCAGGAGTAAAAAATTGTAAAAAAGAGTAAAAAACGAGAAAATATTGAACTCGAATTTCATTTTCACAGCGCGTTTTCGGCAAAAAAAAAACGCGCTGTGAAATTCAACAATTCGAAAAAACTTTTAATAGTCAAAAAAAATCATTTTTCAGGAGATATTTAGCTTTGAAATTTTTTATTTTTATTTTTGAAAATTTATTTTGCGTTTTTTGACAACTTTGCGTTTTTTTTTCGAGGAGAATATAGCATAAAAGGAGCAAACTTAATGGCCGATCGCGTCACTTAAATACACTTTATAGTTGCTCCTTTTTTATAAAAATCGCTCCTTTGCGTTTTTTAGCACAAAAAATGATAAGGTGACTTTTCCTAAGGATACTAAGCAGTTTTTAGAACAAAAAAATGGAGTTTAGCGATAAGCAAATGATAGTGACTCCACGAGTAAGATACAATTTATTGCTATATTTTCCATCGTTTTAAGACCTCATTTTTTCACATAACACATGAGTTAAATCTAGATGAACACTTGTAGCATACAAAATGCTACATTTTTGTAAAAAATAGGGCTTGAGATAAACCTGGTTGAAAGGGAAACAACTCCCAAACCAAAAACGAGCAAAAAAAATGCTACAAAATATAGCATTTTATAGCATTTTTATAGCTTTGCTACCCTGGAACACATGAAAACGCCATTGTTAATGCTTAAAAAACGAGCAAAGCATTTTGGGAGCTCTGTGCGATCATTTAGGGTGTATCAATGTGTTGACGGTATCGGGCGAAATTTGGATGATATAAAGAAAGCATAAATAACCCATAGTGAAGAAAAAAAAAGAGCAAAAAAGCACCAAAAAAGAGCAAAATCATTAAAACGCAACGTAAATGCTACCCTCATAAAATGGGGTTTTAAGGATTTAAAAATGATCTTCTCCTTTTTCATAAAAAAACGCAAAGTTCGCCCGGATACTAAAAAAGTAAAAAAATCGTAAAAAGTTCAGGGAAAACATATTTAATTAAATACGTTTTTTTGCTATAATTTTTTTTCGTTATAAAATTTAAAATGTCATTCACATGCAAACCATGTTTTTACAAAACAATGTCAAAATTTAATTTTGATCGTCATATACTAACAGAAAAGCATAAAAAGCTTGTAGATGAATACATAAACAATAATGTAGAATTTAAAATTTGTGTGGAGTGTGGTAAAAATTTTAGACATTCGAGTAGTTATTACAGACATGTCAAAACATGTATAAATAATAATAATTGTAATAATAAAGAATATTCGAATGAATTATTGGAATTAATGCATGAGAATGAGAAATTAAAATTAGAGATTAAGTATCAATCACAATTAGCGCAAAAAGATGTTGAAAAATTTAAGATGGGTATGGAACTTCAAGAAGCTTTTTTGCAAAAACAAAAATCAAATATATCATCACACCAAGAACACTCACATCCTCAAATAAATAATAACAATTATCAAGATGTCATTAATATACAAGGTGATAACAATACTTTATTAACCAAGAAAGACACTATGAATTTTTATTTTGGACAAACTCTAGATCTTGACACATTCATACAAAATTTTGAAACAAAATATCCACTGACCCAAGAAGAAACTAGAACATTAGCCGAAAATTATCAAAATTCCGGGATCAAATCTTATGGTCCCGGTTTATTATGTTACTTAAAAAAGAATTATAAAAGGCAAATTAAAGATATAACAGGTCAAGAACCTGATGACGATGTTGTAATGCCTTTTCTTAGTTCAGATGGCACTTTAAGAACACATTTAGAAAAAGCAACGGAAGGATGGAAAATTGTAAAAGATATCACAAAAATAGATCGCATTATTATTGTATCCAATGATTACATTTATAATTATCACACAACTCATTTGCCAATCGGATCAAAAGAAAGAAAAATAGTTAGCAATTCAATGTTAAGAAATAGCACTTATGATAACGCAAAAGATATTGCTAAAAGAAAATGCATTACTAATAAATATTAACAGTAACTAGAACACCTCAATATTTTTACTTTTATGTATTAGAAAGTTTTTAAAAAATATTATTCTAGATTCAATCACAACTGGAACAATCTAAAATTTTTACTTTTACCCATTAGAAAGTTTTTGAAAAGTATTATTCTAGATGTTATTACAACTAGAACAATCTAAAATTTTTACTTTGTTTATCTAGAAAGTTTTTTAAAAGTATTATTCTAGATGTTATTACAACTAGAACAATCTAAAATTTTTACTTTGTTTATCTAGAAAGTTTTTTAAAAGTATTATTCTAGATGTTATTACAACTAGAACAATCTAAAATTTTTACTTTGTTTATCTAGAAAGTTTTTTAAAAGTATTATTCTAGATGTTATTACAACTAGAACAATCTAAAATTTTTACTTTGTTTATCTAGAAAGTTTTTTAAAAGTATTATTCT